TTTCATTACGTCACTCATAGTCTGCTCCTTGTCTTTGTCTAATTTATATGTATAATTCTTAGGTTCAATATGTTTACCAAATGAACGCATATCAAAATCTAACATGTATTCACGTGATAACTGTCTCAAGCTATCCATTAATATTTTGGCTAGAGGTTTATCTATATCAACTCCTTCACCAAAATGAAGTTTGACTTCATTAGTACTTTCATCAATAGACACCATCATATTTGGTTCGTCTATATAGAAAAATCTAGCTTCCTCTGGATTAGATACACTTTTTCCATTCTCAGCATTGAACATCTTCAAAGAAATACCATTTCCTTGAATAATTCTCATCACTTTTTCTGCGATTGTTGATATATTTACAGCCATATTGTTTTTTCCTTATAGATGTATTTATCAAAATAGTACAGGAAGAGGGTCGTTAAAATCGTCTCCGGCTTCTAAAGATTCTCCTAACGTTTCCATAAATTCTTCATCAAATCTTGATATTACTTGTATCTGCCTAATACAAAGTAAAGTAGCTGAAACTAAATCATCTGTTTCACCAGATTTTGCTTCGTAACTTTTACCTTTTGCAATAAATGTTTTAAATTCTCTAATTAAGTTTCTACTCAGCGGTACCATTTTATCGCTCTCAATCCAAGATTTCAGCTTCATACATGCTGTTATTTTAGTTTTGTAAGATGTAGTGAAACCTTTTCTAATTGCTTTTTGTATTCCTTTTTTCTTAGGCTCATGTAAGAATTCTCCTGGGAATTTGTCTTCATCCATTTCTTCTATAACTATAAGAGCCGCTTCTCCCAGTGAATTGTTTTCAACAGACCAATAAATTTCCGGTCGTTGATTTCCCATTTCTTTCATTTCGTCATTTAGTATTGTAAGAATATCGTGCATAGTTTTTACTTGGCCTCTGATATCAGTACGATTGCTTTGCCATTCTGCTACTTGTACTAGTTCAGGCAAAGACCATACTTCAATAGCAGAATTATCCCCACCAGTACCCATAGCAGGATCAAGACCAATAACGTAAGTAGAATTTTTGTTAATTTTTTCATACCATCTTATTTGTCCAGTTTTCATAAGTGGCTCTTTGCCTTCTAAATGTGACAACTTAATACTATCTACAAGTGTTTCATCAAATGCAATAAATTCGCATTCATGTTCACGTAAAAAACGTTCTTCACCTACACGTGTTCTTTCTTCTTTTGACCACTGTTCATCTCTATCTGGATGCTCATACCAGACAGCCTTGAATGGTTTAAATCCGTTGATGCCTGTTTCTTTTTCATTGCCATGGTCATCGATATTTTTATTTGCGCCGCTCCATATCAATGCAAATTGGTCATCGTCTAAGTTTGGTGTTGAGGTAATAATAGCTTTACCACCTGTTGCTAGAGTAGGAGATATTGAAGTCCAAAACTCTTTTGCAATATTAGGTCTAACGAATGCAAACTCATCACAGTATAGTAAAGAGATTGAAAGACCACGACCTGTATTTTCTGTAGTTGCTTGTGCTATGATACGTGAACCATTATCAAACTCCATACTGCCTTTGTTATAACTCGTAACACCTGCTCTAATATGGTCGGGACATAATTCATAGGCATGTCTAATTCTATGCATAATTTCTTGGGCACCTGAATATTTGTGTGCCGCAATTAGAATAGTTTGGTCTGGCATAAACATAGCATACCATAATAGATATCCTGCCGCAGTAGTAGATTTTCCCATCTGTCTACCTAACATAGAAATAGAAAATCTATAATCATGATAAGAATGAAGTAATCCCCTTTGGTATCCATATGCATCATATATCATACTACCCTTAGTTGGGTGTTGTATTTTGAAATAATTATTCAAAAAGTAAAAAGGATCACTAGCACATCTACTAAATTCTAATAGTTGTGCATTACTAAACTTCGTTTTTTGATATGCTTTTTTAGTTAAATCTGCCATATGCTATTCTATTTTTCCTACTTTACCGTCTGCTTTAATTTCTGTATCAGCAAGTCTCTTAACTCTGTCTCTCCAACCCACTTCACCTATTGCTCCGGTGAGTGTTACTCTTATGTTATCACCTGCATCCGGGTCAACACGTGTTATACCATGTATTGAATTTTTCTGTATTAATATTAATCTATTTGGTTTAGGACTTACAAATGTACCTAAGCCAACATCCATAATAGGTTTAAATTGTCTTTGTTGTTCAAACATTTCTAATGGACTATTTAATTCTTTATAACTATCATGATGCACAGTGCCTTCTTTTAATTCTAACCACTGCGAATATTCTTGTGCAGACCCTAAAGGCAAAATACACAATGTAGAATCCCAGTTTATTTGCCATTTCTTATGCAAATAATAAGTGTATGTTGTAAAGCCAAAATCACAATGCCAAGGGTTTTTAGAATTAGCAGGATAGGCATGACAACGCATTGCATAATCTTCAAATTTGCCTCCTGTAACATACTCATCGATATGTTCATATTCATTTAAAAATTTATTAAAATATTCAAACCACAAATCAGAGTTATCGCCTCTAGGATATCCACCTTGCCAACGTTTTTTATTTTTATAATTTGCACCATCAGTATAGTGCCAAAACTTATCATCACCTTGCGTCTGTTCCCATTCATCGACTTGAACTTGATTTAAAATCTTATCTTGTACTTCTTCTGGTAAGAAGTCATCAACAATCAAACACTCTGGTGTTCTCATAACAACATTATACATAGCTTTGTCTTTCTCCTTGTCTACTCAAATCTAAAGTGACACAATGTAAGCCACTGTCCCAGAAATATTTATGTCTAAAATCAAAAGGTATCATTTCAACTCCGTATTTCTTTAATTCTTTTTCAATTCTTGTATCATGCCCATTTGTAATCAATGTATTTTCGTCAATACTTACTACATTCAAATCAAATACTGTTTCATCTACATACCCAATCCAATGTGATAGCCAATTTTCTACTTTGTCTTTATAGAAGTGTTGTATTCTCATTTCGTGAAACCACTCAGGTAAATCCCATGGTGTTAAAATAATCTTATCCCAATGTTTTAATTCTTCGGGAATATATTCTTCTTTCCATGTCATTAGTAATCCTGGTTTGATAATTGCTAACATACCATCAGCATGACCGCACTCAGGGATTTCTATCCATTTAGTTTCACAACCTATATTTCTTTTTACCCAATCTAACCCTGTTTTTGTTCCTCTTGCCCCAAAATCACGTCCTTCTGAATCATGATACGGTCTTGAATGAATTAATGTATCTCCGCATTTTATAATATTTGCGGCATGATACATTATCTGAGGTTCCATTGTCTCATAATGTTGATACTGAGATTGTAATAAAGGTCTAGGCATTGCAATATAGTTTCTTCCTTGTTTATGTTTTTCTAACATTATATCTAAGAAGTAATCACTTTCAGTATATCTATTACAATCACCACCTATAGTATTGATAATAGTATCTCCATAAACTATATGATGGTCACGAGGACATATAGCAGGATATGGAAACTCTGATTTCCATTGTCTTGTGCTTTCAGCCTGCAAAGGTATATTCTTTGGTCTATGAACTTTAACACTTGCTGATTTAAATATATCTGATAATTTTTGAAAATCTTGTTCTGTTTCTTCTAGTATCTTTGACATACTATCAACAAATTGTGTATCATCGAATTGTTCTAAAGACTTAGTATCATAAGTGGAGCCAACAATAATCTCTGTTAGCTTATCCCATTCTGTCCATATCATGTATTATCCTAATTAACTTCTAATATAATACTATTTATGCATAAAAAAAGGGAGCCTAAACTCCCTTTTAATTTTAGATAATTTGATATATTAGTCAGTCAATGTATAATTATTTGCTTTTGCTTGGACTCCAATAGCAGTTCCGTTTAGACCAGTTGTGCCAGTAGTGTTAAAGATATCAGAAAATCCTAATAGTGCTAGTGTGCCTTCGCCACTGTCACCCCATAATATAACTTGATCCGAATTATTGGATTCAAAATAAACACATGGGTATCCATTTTCTGATGTAATGGTTACTGCTATACTAATGTTGCTTGATGTCATAGTCGAACCCGTACTTCCTCCGTTCCAACTAGAAACCGAACTTTCTACACGATTTTTAAATTCATCCCAAACATTATCATATGTTGTCATGTTAGCAACAAAAATTGAACCGTTAGTGTAATCACCTCCACCATACCACTGTGCGAAAGCAGTTGCATTTGCAGTATCTGCCTGTAATGTTGCTACTGAAACACTACCAACTAGTTTAACTGAATACGCATACGATGGTGAAGCCGCAGTTGATGTATCATTTATTTCAATAGTTCCTGAACTTGCTAATATGTCAGCATACGCATATGAAGTACCAAAGTTTCCTATAAATCCTTCATACTGATTGCTTCCGCTTTCTGTTGAACTATCTTCTGCAAGTGTTATAGTGAAACTTGCTGTGTTATTATTAACTGTTACTGGGCCTGCATTTGCACCTGAGAAGTCATTACTATCTGTGTAACCACCGCTACTTTGTACATATGAAACTGTAAAGTAAAGAGTTGTACCATTTGCTACGTTTGTTGTAGTCAACGTGAATGTTACGCTATCACCTTCATCTGCACTAGTTCCAGCATTGTGTGATACCGAATAAGTAGGTGCCGGAGCAGTAACAACGTTTGTATTCTCTGAATTTGTTTTCCAAATAGTTGCCGCTTTAGAATTTTCTGTTATTAAACCATGGTCTTGTGTATCAACAACTGCTAAGTCATTTACTGTAGATAAATTTACATAACTTCTAGTACCAGATGTAGCACCCAATGAACCTCTGTGTAGAGCACCTTTTGTTGGTAAATCAACTGGGTCATCTGTGATTGCGCCAAAATCGGCTAACTCTGCTAGCCAAATTGAACGTCTAATTTTTACTTTAGGGCCTGCACCTGCATTGTTCCAAGTCACGCCACGATATTTATTTGCCATTGATTTGCTCTCCCTTTAATTATCCAATTGTTGTTGTTGCATCTGATATTAAACCGTGGTCTTGTGTATCAACGACAGCTAAATCATTTACTGTAGATAAATCTACGAATTCTCTTGTACCGGATTTAGATCCGCCATATGCCGCTCTATGTACAGCACCTGCTGTTGGTAAATCAACAGCCGCATCTGTAACTGCTCCAAAATCTTGTAATTCTGCTAACCAGATAGAACGTCTAATTTTTACTTTTGGTCCCGCACCTGCGTTTTGCCAAGTAACACCACGATATTTTGCCATGAATAAGTCTCCTAAAAACTAATTTAGTTTATCTCTATTGTATGTATTTATCGTAAAGGTGGAAAAATAATACACTTATATAAAGTATATTGTAAATACTTATTATTGAGGAGTGTTGTTTTTCTTGAGCGCCTTAGATGCAACTGTAGTTGCGGCGGCTCTTGATGCTGTGCCTTTAACACCTTTTGAAACTAATGCTCTACCTACTGCACCTGCTATTGGTGCCAACGCCGCTAGTGGTCCTAATTCATCAACTTTCTCAGTGCCTGCAAGTTTTCTTAGTCTTGCTAATTCTGGGCTTTCTTCTTTTTTAATTTTTGACCAGCCTTCTTGGTCAGCCATTTCATCATCCATGCCTTGGAAGTTATTATCTTGTGGTTCAAAATATGTAAATTCACTTGCTGGCATCATGTGTGTAAACTTGTGAAGTTCGTCTTTGCCACAATATCCAAAAGCACCTGTATCAGTATTAATACAAGCAAATTCATTGTCAGTGGATTCACCCATTGGTTCTGATTCATTTACTTTATGATGAGACTTACCACATTCTTCACATGGGTCTTTTCCACAATCACAATCACATTTTGCTTCATTGATTGATTCATCGGCTTTTTCTTTTTTATCTTTAGCCGCTTTTTTCATTGTTTCTTTTTTGTCACCATCACCATCGATATCAGCAAAGTCAGGCTTTGCTTTCTTTTCTTCTACTTTATCTTCTTTGTCATCTTTTTTGCTTTTTTTCTTATCTTGATATGCTTGTAGTCCAGGAGGAAGTTTGCCTTCTTCAACTGTTTCAAATTCATTCATTAAAGATTCAAAGATTTCATTTTCATCTAAAGAATATTCTAATGGGTTATCACCTCTTGAAGGTGCTTTGTCTAAACTTTTCTTTTGTTTTGGAATACTTTCACCTGATTTTTTTGAGTAGTCATCTAAATCTAACTTATCGTTAGCTGGTGTTGGTTTATATTCGTTTTCTTCGATTGATTCGTCACACCCACAAGGACTTGCACCGCATCCACAATCTTGTGATTGCATGCCTGCTAGTTGCATCATACGTAGAATTTCTTCTGCGTGTTCTGTACTTGTATTTGAAGTAGTAACTGATTTTCCGTTATCATCAGTAACAGTTAAATTGTAATGCTTACTCATTTTTCATCTCCTGAGATAACAGAAGGACTAGATTTCTCGTCTGTATCCATTTGTTCAGGTGCTTGGTCTCTTTGTTCTTTTGGACTTAGTTCGTTTTCTACTGCTTCTACTTCTTTTGGAGTTAGAGACTTTAGAAAGTCATCAACAAAAGTACGACCATAGTTTGCACCGTCGTCTGATTTTGATTCTTCTTCGGAAGTTAAAAGAGGTTCTTTGTTTTCTTTTTCTACTTCCTCAGTTGGCTCCCAACCTTCTGGGTGAACTGCAACATGTGATAAGTGCATACCTAATAAGTCTGCTAATTGTTGACGTAAGATATCGGCTGATACAGGGTAACCTGTAACAACATCAATCTTTGAAACTTCTGAATTTTCCACTTCTTTAAAGAACATCGGATTTTTAGAAACCGGTGTAGTAGACGTTTTAGACATATTTCTTAGGTCATACTTACCTAAAAACTTTTCAATTCTATTTTCTGCATCTTCGCCTACTTTACAGCAAAAACGCAATGACATCTTGTGTTCTTTTTCTGATTCTGTTAAAAATTCTATAAAACTTTTCATGTTGCTCTCCAACGTATATTCTTATTTATCATTTTTCTGGATTTTTCTTGTTTTTATCCGTTACTTTGTCTGCTACCTTCTGTGCATCAGAAATACGCTTTAAAAGTTCATTTCTATCAATATTTAGTGTACCTTCTGCTGTTATTTCTTCATCAGATTTGCCTGTGTCTTTATCTTTTTGATGATCCAGCTTTGCTTTCTGTAGTTGAAGATTAATCATACGTAATTTTCTGTCTACTTTGCTGTCTTTGGCTTCTTTTGCTGTCTTTAGTAGCTGATTTGCTGTTTCAAGTATCTTTGCACCTGCATGTACTTCAACGTTCATACCTAATTGTAGCATATCTTCAAACGTCTGTATTGCTTTAGCATGTATATCATCCATTTCTCTGTCATGCTCATTTAAATCAGTAACCATAGGCAGAGCGGCATCAATCTTTTCAGTATTTTCTATTTCTGTGTTTAATAATTCAGTAATTTCCTTAGATTCTTCAATACTAGGAATATTATCTTTTTCTTCGTCATCAACAGAAGATATATTAAATGTTTCTTCTAATTTTTTCGTCATTTCCAATACCTTTCGATTGGTTCTAAAAACCTCTGCTTGTCGCAGTAATGTATATACACTTCTTTTATTTTTTTAGTATTTGCTATTGATTTGTCGATACCCGTATATTGAATAACACGTGTTATTGTTCTAATTGGGCTCCTAATCAATTCATCAAAATGTATATCTATTATATTTGTATTTATTACCGATTTTTTGTATACTTCATTCCAATGGTCAGTATACCACACATGTTTGCTTTTATCATCTTCAACAATTCTATCTATATTCTTTAAATTGTAATTAAGATATGTATATGTTGGATTTCGATGTAACATTATATTATACGTGTTATTATATCTTATTTCAAGTTTTTTTGCAAACTCATCTTTGTGTTCAGGAAGATAAGGGTGACATTTAGAAATAAATCTATCAAAATTTTGTTTCAAAAATAGTTCTTGTAAGCTACAATCGTCATCAGTGTACTCATAGTCATCTACTACATCAAGCATAGACTTTCCTCTTATCTTTATTCTTCCATCGTCATAATACAATAACTCAGGATCTTCGAAGATATTTAATCCCAATGATAATAATGTAATGAAAAAGTCGCCACCTGCACCGGGTTCATAAAAGACCCCTATTTTAGTACTCATTTACGTTTCCTTGGTTTTACTGGTTTGGGCTTTTTTGTATTTTGATATATATCACCCTCATTCAGTACACGAAAACGCATTCCCCTCTTAGTTGCCCACTTAGTTGCCGCATCCCATTTAGCAAAGTTTTGTACTACTGCCGTTTTGTCTGTTCTTCTTCTTGCTAACTCTGGATTAGATTGTGTTGCAGGTTTTATTTCAACTAATTCCGCTTTCTTTTTACCTGCTTTATCCATATACACTATAACAAAGTCTGGCACATATGCTGTTACTTTGCCATTTAATGGATTTTGATATGTTATCTTGCAAGGTTCACTAGCCCAAGCAACTACACTCGGGTTATCATCACAAAAATTCATAAAAGTTAATTCCCAACTACTTCTAAAGGTAGGCTCACCGCTCCCAGAATATTTCTGTGGGTTTTTTATAGTATATTTTCCTTGATGATATTTTTGTCTCATTTAAGAATAGCCCTTGCGATATATTTATTTGGTTTTGAAGGATTAATTTTTCCTGTTTGATATCCAAATCGCAAAGCACTATTGATTACAAATGAGCCTAGGTCATTTAAGTTTATATCATTATTAACTTCGTTGACTAAACTATATGGGCTTACACCGTAGGACCTTGCTACATTGACCAACTCTCTAGCAAAAACATTTGCTTTTTCATCTGTAAAGCCTTTCTTTACTAGTTTTGCTTTTAGTACGTCAATATCAAATGCCATTATCTAATACCCTTTGTAAGATTTTTTAATACGTTAATATTTGATTGTGCAGAATTTAGTGTAGATGATGTTGAATTTGATGATATATTAGAAGGAACTGTAGTAGTTCGTATTTGTCCTCCACTGGCTGTGCCTGAATTTTTAATACCATCTCTAATTAAGTCACCTGCTATACCAAATCTGCTTTGTGATGTTTTACTAAGATTTTGTAATGTACCTATTCCTGAATTACCTACAATACCTTGAGCCGCTGAATTTCTTATATTACCCCAATTAATTTTACGTCCATTGAAAAACGCATTTACTAATTCATTTTTTATAGCACCCCCAAAGTTACTACCACCATATGTTCCTGTACCGCCGTCATATGTATTACCTAAATTAGCAAAATCTGCCACTTGAGGGTATTTTGTTTCTGGAACAAAAGGATCTCTAAATCTAGATTCTGTAGGGACTGCTTCGACAAATTGGTGTCTTGACTTAGCTTCTTCAAATTCTGCTTCTGCTACTTCATTCTGTGCATTCAATACTGATGAAAACCCTTCTAGCTGTTCTGCGGTAAATTGTTGATTAGGATCTATACCATCTTTTCTTCCCAGCGTAGATAAATTATTCATTTGTGTTGCATTGTACAATTTAGCCAATTCATCTTGTTTTTGTTTATTGATTAAATCATTCTGTGCTTGTGTAGTTTGTGAAAGCGTAGGTTGATTGTTATTAAGTAACGTAAGTACAGTTTCATCATTTTCTGGATCAAACTGACTAGGTTTAGAAAGACCTTTTAATAGTTCATTCATACGTGATACTGTATCGTTAGTATAATCTCCGCTTTCTATATCACTGATTGCTGTTTCCAATTCATAAGGAAGACCGTCTGTCATCCAGGTTGGGAATGGCACATCGTCTGATACCGTAGAGAATACAACATTCTCTGGTTGAAGTGAAAATTCAATAGTTCTAAGTTCGCTGTTAGCATAGTCACTAGGTGTAAATGTAATATTAGTAACTAATGGATTTATTAATTCAATTTTTTGTATACCACCACTTCTAGGAGCACCTACTGAAAAATCTCCTTGTGCTAATGGGTCGTTTGAGCCATCAATATTACCAAAAAAATGAAATACAGTAACCTTTTCAAAAGTTTGATGAAACGGTTTTCCTTTGGTCGAAAACTTTCTGCCTTGTGTTTCTAAATCTCTTAAGCTATTTTCTATGTTTGCTGAGTCTGTACGCATTTGACCATTTTTGAAAAACTGGTTATATATTCCCATAGCGAATGAGAACATTTCTCCGTTGACAACATCATACATTGATAATTGTACTTCTGGAAAATCTACACGTGTTGGTATATATACACGTTTGCCATATCTATCGATAGGCTGAGTAGTTGTGGCAACTGATACACCACTTATTGCTTTTGCAAATCTATTGAATGGAAGTCTAGTGCCTGACATTGTTCTTCCGTTGATATCATGAAATTCAACGTAGAACATGTCTCCCGTTTTGGGAGCAGAGGTAATGGGTCCGACGCCGCCGAACCCAAATCTTTTTCTAGCATTAGCATTATCTTGTATTAAGATATTGCCTTGTTTATTTTGACCAGCCTGTTTTGAAGTAGCCATATCAGCTTACCCCGAATTAACCAAGAATACTAGAGTTGTTAGTAAATGTAGTATCTGGCATGATTTCAGTATCAGTAAATACAGCGTTATCGTACTGTAGTGTTAGTGCGATAGTTACTGGATCTGAAACTGAGTAATCAGATTGAGAGTAGTCTGCATTTTGAACAAAACAACCTTCTAGTTGCCATTGTTCGTTAGGGTTACCTGAGTTACCGTCTAAGATTTCAATTAGAGTAGAAAACTTGTAGTTAGTACCTGCCGCCGGACCAGCTTGATTTCTGTGGTTCAACTGCGATTGT